TCAGGGTCATCATTCGGCTCTAGGCTTGCAGAGTTAATGGCATAGTTACTGCCTGGGTAGTAGAAATCCACTTCGCAGATACAGGTAACGCCTTTAACTGTTGTTTCAAATTGATCCATAAACATGCACCTTGCGTTTAAGCTCGTTAATTAAAGTGTTGTGGTAAACCAACAAAGCTTCAGTAATGTCCGCTTTATGACTATCCTCTAGTGATATGTAAGCGTGGTTCATAGCCTCGTTGAGCGTTCCATACTCGGAAAAGAGTGTGGTTTTTTGACTATCTAAAATGTCTGTTACAGTGTCCATTGTGGATCTCTCTTGTATGTAATTGTGGCGGTTAGCCCTACTCACCAGACACACCGGAGGTGTGCTTCTACCTTATAGAATGGCGCGTCTATACAGCGCCACTTTAGATCTATAATAGGTTGTTTTATAAGGGTTTTTTATTTATTAAGAATAACGGGACCGTCATATATACCGTCAAATTGGGTTGATGGTTTTAGTGCAGGAAAAATATTTATTTTGCATCTTGCAGCAAGCACTTCAGTATGTAGTAGAAAAAATAAAGCCACCCGAAGGTGGCTATTAGTTAAGTTAGTGACTCGATCTCTTGATCGCGTTCAGCGATGCGTTCCTGCATCCAAGCTTCTACTTCAGATGCTACCCAAGCTACTGTGTTACCTCCTGGTACAGGTGAGATTGACTTGGGGAACCTTCCTTCTTTGGTCAGTTGATAGACATAGGATTTACTTATACCGGTAATATCCGTTACTTCCTTAGCTCGAATAAATCTTTCAGGGGTGTATACAGTTTCAGTGTCGTTCATTTTTCAGTTCCAAGTTTACATGAGCCAAAGATTGGCCCATGTCTATAGTTAAATGCAATTTGCGCTGGGTTATGACAATGCGTAGTTGCTTTGTCGTATGAGGGTTGAGATATATGGCGTTACCTTGTCGATGGTGACAGGTGCCTGATTCACTTGGGTTAAGATATCAGCCAGTAGGTTAGAATCACCTAGCTCTGCAAAGATCTCAATGTAGTGCTGACGTAGATGGTTCATGTTATTCGCATGCGCCTTAAACTCGTCATGTACACACACAAGCGGGAATGCTGTATGTGCCATAGATGCACCAATCAAGTAATCAATACGTAGTAAGTCACTCACGGTATAGTCAAGGATGCAGGTTTTACCCTTAGCTATATTCTCCGCCTCCACTAGGGAGATGAATTGTTCAGTATCAACCATGGATGGTATGGGTTGACGCCTAGTTAGCTCTGACTCGATGAGATCCTTCGCTTTAGCTAAGATAACTGGGTCGTAATTACAGCGTCTATTCATCTCTCTGACGATCATGCCGTCAATAGAGTGGATGATGTTCGCTGCAATACTCAACCCTGTCTCTGTGCCTTCATTTTCATAGAAGCGATGGGTAAACGTGGCATGATCTAGCTCGTCCACTTCGATCTTAACGTCTACTGGTGTCATTACCTTACACTTGGCTTCAAACCCGTCCGGTAGCGACCAGTCATGCGACAGTCCAAACGGTTGCCAAGAGCCTAATAGCATTTCCATGGTCGTTACCGCCCCTGGTGCCACTTCAGCTTGTGCTTCGTAGAACTTTTCTAGCTCAATCGTCTCTTCGCCAAAGATTTCCTTTGGCTTCATAGTCGATCCGTAGAAGTGCGTCATCAAAGCAGACTTCACATCTGAACGTGCAGGAGAGATGTTAATCCCTGCCTGATGCAACTTAGCATTCATGACATCCGTCACATCCGTGTAGATGTCTGCACGTACTGTAGGGTCAACTAAGCCCGTAGACTCACAAGTGACTGGACAGCCCATGAGTGTGCCCATGATTTGTATACCTGACGAACAGGCATCCAGTCCTACAAGGTGCCCACTAGGGACACCTGCAAGCGCATCACGTAGTGCCATGACAGCAGCAACGTACAGTGGTCGTGAGCTGGCTTCATCGACTAATGCTTCTAGCTCATTCATGTGCATATCGACCCACTTAATACGTGAGTCGAATGTTTCTTTCTCTAAGCCGTAATGGTTAGCTACATCAATCTTTATATACTGGTATCCGGTAAATGTTTGCATGGGATTACTCCTTGAATTAATGCTGGTTCACAATGCGCATGACTTCTTCACACGCTTGCGTATAGGTTGGGTACTCACCAATGAACTCACCGGCGATACGTAGTTCGACATGCTCAAGGTTCTTAATCATCCCTATAGGAGAGATAAGTACAGCTACCTGCATGTCATACAGTCCCTTATGAACTGGGCTGGTTTCTGGATAGATACTCATAGGAATTCCTCTTCTTCTTGTTGGTATGCCCTGACAGACACATCTCGTGACTTAGCTAGTTCCTCCAGTGCCTCGGCACATGCGAAGTAGGCTTGCTCATCGTCAAAGGAGGCTACGTGTACGTAACCACCAAACAGGGAAGGGACAACTTCATTAACTGTAAAAGAGACATGAATTGTCATGATTCGTCCTCCTCATCATTTTCATCAAAAGCAAACTTCAGCCATACAGCGCCATAGAAGTCCTGCATAACATCGACTTCAAGACCTGCATCTATAATCGTTTCAAATAGCTCTTCTCTAGTCATCATTCAACTCCTGTGATTAGTTCTTTGTCCGATAGCTCGACGATTGCTTTTCTGAAGCTGTTACCTTGCGTAGAGCAGTGATAGCCCTGTGCATAGGTACGTCCTCGCTTATCAACACGATGCGTTAGCCAGAACTCATTTCCGTGCTGTATTAAGTCACGGTAAACTTCATAGCTCTTCTTAACGAAAGTCAGCCACTGTTCCTTCTTAGCTGGATCAGTGAACTCTCGCTTGGGTTCTTCACTAAAGGTCTTCAGCAGACGTACATTCAGACTAAGTGGCACCTGGTTAAACTTATTAATGGAATCTAGGCAGATATTTCCGGTATGGAAGTTACCTTTACCTAGAATCATGCTTTCACGTTTAGTTAGGTAGCCACTGTCGTGGTTAGTACGGATCTCACGAGGTGGGCAGATCATTGGCGGTAGATACATAGTCTGTTCAATAAACTTGGCGATCTTCTCGTCCAGCTCAAATGCAGACACTAAGTAGATAGAACCGCGATCTGTATTCTTGAACAGGTCATAGATATCCAGCTCGGCTAAGATAGCAAGTAACTCAGCACCTACCTTGGCTCCATCGCCCTTGTCAGTCATACCTATCACTGAAGACACTTCACCTACAACAGAGGTGTATAGCTCAGGCTTCTGCTTACGCAGCGTGACTAGAATGATGTCTTCAACTGTCTTAGCAAGATCACGGTTCAGCATAAAGTCAGCGATACGCGTATTCTTACTGTCGTAGTAAGACTGGCTTGCGTAATCGTTGATTAAACCTACCGCCAGTACTACCTTTGCCTGTAACTCGGCGGAGTTTAATAACACATCCTTTAGGTATGTCCTGATGTACTTCTTGCTGTACATCCACTCTGTTTGTCTCTGGTTTTCTACAAACATAAGGGTTCTCCCATTCTTCGCGTTGATATTGGATTTCTTGCAAGTAACTAATATCGTCCATCACTCACTCCCGGTTGCCGGACGGCAACTATCTAAAAGACTAAAGGGAGCCGAAGCTCCCTTATAGGTGGTTATGCAAATGCAAGGTCGTCAGTGCTTTCAGACATGACGTTTACATCAATAACCAATTGAGCTTTCTCTAGCTCGTCACGGTTCTCGATCAAGAAGGCGTGCAATTCTTTAGTCGCATATAATGGAATACCACCAATCTGCTTCTCACCGCTTTTAAGCTTAATAGATACGTTGAACCACGCATCAGCTTGACCACGGTTCATGTTAGATACATTGTTTACTCGACGGTTTAGCATGTTAGCCATGATTACTTCTCCTGAAGTTTAATTAGAATAATTGGGATATGAGTTACCCCACCCACCAACGCCAGTTGGTCCTTAGACTGTTGTCTAATAGATAAAGGTGAGTTTGCCCACTAGACTGCGCTGCCCGCTGCGCAACGTGTATGTCTGTGAGTGGGTAGTGTGTGACCAGATTTGAGGGTGAGTTAGTGTATCGACCACTAACCACCAAATGAGTGATATCTAAGAAGTTAGTATCACGGTTCGTACAAGCTCGACATAAGCTATCTAAGGGCGTTTAAGGCAACCCCGTGAGGTTACCTTTTATTACGAACAAGCTCTTCAAGAGTACAGTACACCGGACTAGCGTCCGACTCTAGATAGTCTACTTCTGGCTCATCTGCGTACTCACAATGAAGTACAGTAGTGTGGCCATCACCTACTGCGTCAATGGTATTGACCATCTCACCGCTACAACTCTTACAATTCATACCCTTCTCCTTACTGCACTCACACGAGTACGTCTATTGTTAGTAGGTACACGATGTACCCACATGTGATGTACACCTGACACTGCAAGTAATACAAATGGTACTGCCATAGCCACACCTAACGGTGTATAAGCTAGTGCTACTAATAGTTCTAGATCAGACATAGTGATACTCCTTAGACACATACACTACCAACACCAATTAAGATGCCGGTAATGTATCGTTAATAATTAAACGTTAATAGAATCAAGTAGTTGCGAAACATCTATTGTTATTTCTTCTACTTCATAGACTGAGGTGAATTGATCTACATATTCTAGGTAGTCCAAGGTTTGTTCAGCGTTAATGTAATCCGTAAGCATGAGAGATCTCCTGTATTGTTATGTCTCACCCACTAGCGCCAGCTATAGCTGTCCCTCCCTTTCTTTCGAGCTATCTATCTCGTTTTGTGTGTGTGTGTGTGTGTGCTTTTAGGGGTAAAAGAAATAACCCCAACCTTGCGGCTGGGGATATATGCTAGACCTCGATGGCCTTGGTCTTGGCAGCTGCTTCGCGCTCTTCGTCACGGAACCGCACTGCTGCGTCCTCTGCTGTTTCCATCACTGCGTCGATGGTATTGATAGCACGATCTATAAGACCTAGTGCTTTGATGATTGAGTTGAACAGCTTTGCAATTGCTTCGCGCATGATAAATACTCCTAAGTTATATAAAGGCAGGGGCCCCTACCCATTCCATTAGCGCCAGCTTTTTAATACCGGGGGGGGTAGTTTAGATATTCCAGTTAGAACAACTACAGTAATGAATCGGTACTTATTTTTTATTTTTCTATAAAACCTGATCCCTAATAATAATTTTTATATATATTAGAAAAACCTGTGATTAATATTACTTTTCTATAGGCGAAAAAAAGCCCACTTAAGAAAGTGGGCGAAGGTCTTACTAAAACGAACGTGTACCAGTTGGTAAATGCCAACTAGAATTAACTATAGTGATGTTTAAATTAAAATCAACTTTTATTTCAATGACTTATCACGTATATTAAGCCGATACACTAACTGATCTGGAGTCCCCATGGACACTCTTACCTTAGATCAGTTTAAACAAGCCCTTCCTGCACACGTTAAGAAGAACGTTAATCAAGAAATCATCGACAATGTTAATAGTTTAATCAGTGATCCTGAAATGCGTGAAGCATATCGGGAGAACTTGATTAGTTATACGCATGTGTTGAAGAATGGTAAGTTTAAGCTGAGTAATTACTTAGACGCTGTGCGTTACGTTAGTTATAAACTAATGGGCAGTACTAATATTGATTCTTATTCAAAAGCATTCCCTGACAAAATAACTAAATTCCAGAACCAAGGCGTAGCGAGTAAGGACATTGCTAGTTATGTGACTGCATTTAATAAGTCGAAGCTAGTTAATCTCATTTTAGAACAGACCTTGGTTCCTTCTTGGGTTTTAAACCAAGACTTATAACTAAATTCCAGAAGCAAGGCGTAGCGAGTAAGGACATTGCTAGTTATGTGACTGCATTTAATAAGTCGAAGCTAGTTAATCTCATTTTAGAACAGACCTTGGTTCCTTCTTGGGTTTTAAACCAAGACTTATATCAGAAGGCATTAAATACGCAGGCTGATCTTATGTTATCAGCTCGATCTGAGAAGGTTAGAAGTGACGCAGCCAATTCCCTCCTGACACACCTTAAGCAACCTGAAGCCCAGAAGATTGAATTGGACATTGGGGTGAAGGAAGACAGCTCTATTAATGCGCTTAGGGCATCGACTATGGAACTGGTCGCGCAGCAGAAGATGATGCTGAAAGCCGGTGCTATGCACGCACAGGAAGTTGCACATAGTAAGTTGATAATTGATGCTGATTTTGAGGAGGTGTAATGGGTTTAACTGGTTGGATTAAAGACGTGTGCGCCATGCCAAGGGAATACAACGAGCACCCTGTGGCAGTGAGAGCTGCACGCTACCCTAACGGCGGTGTACGGATCCAAGGGGAATACGTTTGGTGTGAGGGGCTACGTACAGGTACGACATGGAAAGACCTTCCGTTAGTGAATGTGGACAAGTACGGGGTAGAGAAATGACAGCGTTGACAACGAACCTACTGAACATGTTCCTGGTACTAGGCATCTTGGTTTACATCTTAGAAATCATCAGCATGGTATCCATTGAACAGGTGGATGATGACGATGACGACGAGGGGAGAACAAATGAGTCATGAAGATGAGTTAATAAGGGTCGAGGATTACCTTAATAATACAAGTTATACGGTTGATCCAGACTACGTGCCGAGTGACTTCGCCTTAGAGTTTGTCACGTTTATTAAGTTGGTGAACGGGACTGATGGTGAGGAAAACCTTACCCCATTGGTTCATTATCAGATGCTGGACACGATTACCCACGGCGGTACTCGCATTGCCAACCTTTGTCATCGTGGTATTGCTAAGACAACGCTCATGGGTGAGTACTTATTCCTGTACCTGGCAACGTACGGATCCATTCCTGGCTTTGGTGATCTAGGGCTTGCGTTGTATGTATCGGATAGCATCGAGAACGGTGTGAAGAACATGCGTAAGAACCTTGAGTTCCGCTGGGAGAACTCAGACTTCCTGAAAGTGTACGTACCGAAGGTACGGTTCACGGACATACGCTGGGAGTTTACCAATGCTGACGGACATACCTTCATTGTGAAGGGTTATGGTGCTAAAACAGGCGTTCGTGGAGCCAAAGAAATGGGGCAACGTCCCCAGTTGGCAGTGTTGGATGACTTGTTCTCTGATGAAGACGCTAAATCCCCTACCATTATCGAAAACGTGGAAGCCACCATCTATAAAGCGGTGACATACGCCCTGCATCCCAAGAAAAACTTAATCATCTGGTCAGGTACGCCCTTTAATGCAAAGGATCCCTTGTATAAGGCAGTTGAGTCTGGTGCTTGGGACGTTAACGTGTTCCCTGTCTGCGAGAAGTTCCCGTGCGAAGAAAGTGAGTTCATGGGTTCATGGCCAGATCGCTTTAACTTCAAGTATGTGAAAGAGCAGTACGACATTGCAGTGAAGACCGGCAAGGTCAAAGATTTTAACCAGGAGATGATGCTACGCATCATGTCAGAGGAAGATCGACTCGTTCTGGATCATGATATTAGTTGGTATAAGCGCGGTAACGTACTCAACAATAAATCCCTGTTCAACTTCTACATTACCACCGACTTTGCAACGTCAGAAAGAACGTCAGCGGACTACTCTGTTATTTCAGTGTGGGCGTACAACAATAATGGGGATTGGCTCTGGGTAGACGGCGTCTGTCGTCGCCAGTTAATGGATAAAAACATTAATGATCTGTTCCGATTGGCTCAACAGTACCGACCCCAACAGGTGGGCATTGAAGTCACGGGTCAGCAAGGTGGATTTATTCAATGGATCCAAGACCAAATGATGCAGAGGAATATTTATTTCCCCCTAGCGTCAGAAGGTAATCAACAAAAGCCCGGTATTAGACCTAATACTAATAAGATGGTCCGATTTAATACAATGGTTCCATTATTCAAGGCGAATAAAATATTCTTCCCAATAGAAAGAAGAGACTCACCTGAATTAATCGAAGCCTATAATGAATTGAGTTTAGCAAGCCCTAGTGGGTTCAAGTCTAAACACGATGATTTTATCGACACGATCAGTATGTTGAGTTCTTTAATGCCTTGGAAACCGACCCAACACGGTGAATTAAATAAAAGCGGTAGCAGTTTAGATATTTGGGACGTTGATATTGCCACAGACGATGATAGTAGAATTAGCTCGTATATAGTTTAACCTTGAATCCCTATAATAGCGGCTAACGCACAACTCTTTTGAGGTTAGCCAATGCTACTGTCGGATTTATTCATGTACCTTGCTTATGGGGAGTTATCCCAAATGGCAATCGGTACTAATAATCGTGGTGGAATAGACGAGTCTGATTACCCAACATTGATTAGCCATATTAATCTTGGGCTAACAAATTTACATAGTCGCCTGCCCTTGAAACAGTCGCAGGCTATTATTGCGCAACAATCAGATCGCGTTCTTTATCCATTAACATCAATCTATGCAATTAATTCTAATTCAGTAGAGAATAATAAGTTTATTCTAGATTCTGCTACAGAGCCTTTTGTAAATGATGTATTAAAGATCGAAGAAGTTTACACAGAAAGTAATGTCTTATTGCCTTTGAATGATTCAGCCAAAGCCAATTCGGTATTTACCCCTTCATTCAACACACTTCAGGTGCCTACACCTGAATCTAACAAAATACTTGCCGTACTTTACCGTGCAAACCACGCGCAGCTGCCAGCGAAGCGTGGGGTGGACATTAGTGCTATTGAAGTGTCTATTCCCGCTGTTCTTATCGAGCCTTTACTAACTTTCGTGGTAGGACGTGTTGCTGCTGCGGGTAACAACCAGACCAGCATTCAAGAAGCCGCTGCATATCAGCAGAAATACGAAGTACAGGTACAGCAGATCATCCAGTCTGGCGCGTTGTCAGTGGATGGTCCCACTAACTTACGCATGAGGAGCAACGGATGGGTATAACAGCTAATTTTGGGTCATCAACCGGTACTGGCGGTGACGTTGCTTACGGCACGTTAGGCACATACAAATACGTACAGGGTGATACTGGCCCACAAATGCGTTTCACCTTTACCGATGAAGACACTGGGCTACTCACTGACTTAACAGGTGCACAGGTGTTCCTGCACTTACGTCCAACCGGCGGTAGTGTTGTCTTAACCCGTGAGTTGTTCATCAACCCGGAAACAGCGACCAATGGCGAAGCCATTGTCGCCTGGCAAGAAGGTGATCTCGATGTAACGCCAGGTACGTACGAAGCTGAGATAGAGGTGATCCATAGCTCTGGGCTACGGGAAACCCTATTTGACATAGTGGTTCTTCGGATTCGAGCTGACTTTGCATGAAAATCAAGTCTGGTCTGATTAACAAGCTGGCAGCCCAACATAAACAGTTGGGTGTAGACGCCAGCATCAAGATTATAGACGCCATTGATGCGTCTATTGAACGTCTTGGGTTATCAGCAGACATTGCCCCCATTGGTAAACTTGCCGTAGCTGTTGAGCTGGGTGACTTCCTCATTCAACGGTTTATGGCTGACGGTGTGCTGGTGGATGATATGTCCACCGCCGTGGATCAGTTTGTCATGGACTTCTTCAAGACCCTTACAGATGATGCGGCGCTTGCTGATCAGATTGCTAAGGACTTTAGTAAAGGATTCCATGATGCCGGTTTAGTTACCGACATTCAGGTGGTGGCTTTCTTCAAGGGACTTTCTGAAACCATCGCCTCCACAGATAGCGTGGCATGGCTTGTTGAGAAGCCTTTGGAAGAAGTACCGGGGCTTGAAGACTATGTCGCCCTACTCACCAAGAAGGCAGCTGAAGAGGTTGTCGGAACTTCTGACAGCATTGACCAGTTTGAAGTGACTAAGGGACTTGCTCACGCAACTGCAATTGGTTCACATGTCGCTACAAGCCTCTCTAAGCCCTTACAGGACACTGCAGCACTAACTGATACATTGACCCTCCTAACAGAGAAGCTCTTCTTAGACGCCTCCTCTGTAGGCGACAGCAACGCATTAACGGTTGGAAAGCCCACCGCTGATGTGAGCCACATTACCGACACCCTTCACATTCAAACCACCTTCGCACGAGCGCTTACCGACGCATACGGCGTCAGTGATGAATTCGATAAGGTGCTTAATAAGCAACCTACCGATACAACCGTGTCTGTCGATGACATGGCTTTACTTTCCCAAGGCTACGTCAATGACGCCTTTTATTTTGCCGATGACTACATCGGCACATCTCGAACAGCTTAAATAACTGAGGATTAAGCAATGATTAACGAAAAACTAAAGTTGTCTGGACAGGTAAACATTGTATTACGCGATGCTTCAGGACAGATCAAAGATGAGCGTGAAATTCGTAACCTTGTTGTAAACAAAGGTTTGGGTTACATCGCCTCCCGTATGACTAGCACTAATGCCGGTGTAATGTCGCACATGGCACTGGGTTCCAGTACCGCAGCCGCAACTGCGGGTCAGACTGATCTAGTGAGTGTTTTAGGTTCCCGTGAAGGTCTGGATTCCACCAGCATTGCTGGTTCTAACCTTGAGAAGGTTGTGTACGTGGCTTCTTTTGAAGCGGGCGACGCAACGGGTGCTGTCACCGAAGCGGGTGTTTTTAACTCTGGAACTCCTGGTGCGGGTGACATGTTATGTCGTACTACATTTGCTGTAGTGAATAAGCAAATAGACGATACGATGGTCGTGACTTGGTCAATACTTTTGTCTGCAGCTTAATGAAACAAGGGGTGATTCATGACTACAATTACAACGCGTAATGGTAAGGGATCACCCCTTACTTCTACTGAATTAGATGCAAACTTTACTAACCTAAACGCGGACAAGGCAGACAAGTCACAGGTGCTGACTGATGTGCCTGAAAATGCCGTGTTTACAGACACCGCGTATGACTCATCTTCAATAGATGCAGCGGTGGCCTTGAATACAGCTAAAGTAACTAACGTAGATCATCCGCTGGTCGAGACTGCGGTTCCTTCTGGCGCTCTCTTTACTGACACTACCTATTCTGTAGGTGATGGCGGACTCACAGAGAAAAACTTCAGTACAGCAGATAACACTAAGTTAGATGGTATTGCTGCTAGTGCTAACAACTACACTCTCCCTTCTGGCATTGCTACTGAGTCCTACGTTGGTACTCAGATCAGTAACCTCGTTGACTCTTCACCTGATGCACTCAACACTCTCAATGAGTTAGCTGCTGCTCTTGGTGATGATGTTAACTTCTCTACCACCGTTAATAACAACTTAGCTACTAAGCTGCCCCTAGCTGGCGGCACACTGACAGGCGACTTATTACTCAATACAGCCAATGCTGAGATCAACTTAAAATCTGGTGCTGCAGGCACAAGCGGTGCAATTAACTGGACGTACAACACAACTGACACTAACTACGCCTCCATTAAACTTCCCTATGACACCAGAGCAAGTACTGGATTACACATTGACTCAGGCTACCCAATAACTATTGATTCTAGCTCTAGCTCAGGTGTTAAGTTTGATGTTACTGGCGCTAATAGGGCCACTATAAATGGTAGTGGGTTGCACGTTACGGGCAACGTAGATCTAGCAGATAACGGCAAGTTGTTGTTAGGCAATAGTGATGACCTACAGATTTATCATGATGGGTCTGCTAGTTTTATTGTTGACAACGGTACGGGTAATTTGGTCTTGCAGGGAAGTGGTGGTATGTATCTGCAAGCCACAGGCACTGGCGAGAATATGGCATCTTTTATCAAAGATGGTGCTGCTACTCTCTTTTATGACAACACTGCTCGTCTAGCCACCACAAGTTCTGGCGTAGACGTAACAGGCACAGTCACGATGGATGCGCTGACAGTTGATTCAGGAGGTGTAACCACACTAGGTAATATAGGCTACTTAGGTGATAACTCAGGTTCTGTCCAATATGTACTGAAATCCTCAAACACAGGTACAGGTACTATAGATTTTGGTGATAGTGCTGACGGTAATATTGGCAGGATTCAATACAATCATACCAACAACGAATTAACTTTACGTGCTAACGACCAAACCCGCCTTGCTATTGATTCCACAGGCATAGACGTAACAGGACTAATTACTTGTGATGGAGAAGTACAGGTTGATGGTGGTACTGGGTATGGTCATATTGAAGTAGGTGGCGATTCAGGCGCTTTTATTGATTTGAAGAATCCTTTGTCAGATGACTATGACCTAAGATTAATCACAACAGGCACTGGTGGCGTTATAAATGTCGCATCCGGTGAATTTACAATCCAGAGGGGTGGCTCAAACAAACTAGCCACCACAAGTTCTGGCGTAGACGTAACGGG